CATGGCGAGAAACGGCAGACCACCGAACAGCGTCGTGCTGTTCCGCGAAGCAGCCCGCGACCAGAACCTTGAGTCTGCCCTGTGGGCCATCCTCTACAGTCTCCGAGACGACATCGGTAGAGGCGAGGTGAGCAGCGTGGCGCTCAAGATGATGAGCGAGTTGGTCACGCTGGAGAAAACCAAGATTCAGTACGGCAACAAGAAGCAGAAGGCGGAGGGTGAGAGTGGGCTTGAAGCTCTGGCTGCATGGCTCCACGACGGAGAGGGGGCACCAACACCTTGAACCTCCGCGCCCTACTACCGCTCAGAAAGTTGATCCCACGTCTGAAGGTGAGGAGCAAGGACGGTCCGGTCGTCCGGCTTGAACCACACCCTGAGCAGGTGGAAATCCTCGACCTGCTTGAGACGGGTGAGGACGTGCTGGTGCTCAAGCCTCGACAGGTGGGTGCCTCCACCATCATCGCCGCCTACCTGCTCTGGCTCTGGCTCACGTCACCCCACCCCATCACCATTGTCGTGCTGAGCTACAAGCAAAAGAGCGCCAAGCACTTGCTCAAGATGGTGAGGTCGTTCTACAACAACCTGCCCGAAGCCCTCCGTCTACCGCTGGAGCGAGACACACAGGACCACCTCATACTTGAAGGGACCGGCGCGGAGTTGATGGCAGTCGGAGCCAAGGACGACGAAGGCACCCGGTCGTTTACCGCGAACTACATTTGGCTCAGTGAGTTTGCCTTCCTCCCCCACTCCGAGGAGTTGCTTGCAGCAGCAGCAGGCTCCATCACCAAGGGTGGACAGATGATAGCGGAGACGACGGCGAACCACTGGGACGACGCGATGCACCAAGAGATCGTCAAGGTGGAGCGCGGTGAGTCGGACTACCGGTTCAAGTTCTTCCCATGGAGTCAACACCCTGCCTACCGTGTGACCGGAGACGTTATCCACCCGACACCGGAGGAGCAGGAGTGGATGGGCAAGCATGGCCTTGACCTCGAACAACTGGCGTGGTGGCGGCGCAAGGTCAGGAAGCTCGGGGTCGATAAGGCTCGACGTGAGTTTCCCCTCACGGTCAACGACGCTTACTCACAGGGTGCAGGTCAGTTCTTCCGAGACAGTGACCTCGACCACCTCGCGGTGTTTGACGGCAGCAGCACCGGCACCGTGAGGCATGAGCCGTACACCCCGACCCACTCGTATGCAGCAGGGTTTGACTCCTCCGCAGGCATAGGTCTGGACGCGAGTGCTCTGACAATCTTCAACGCCACCACAGGTAGGGTAGCGGCGACGTGGACGGCGAAGGTACACACGGTTGACGAGGCACTGGAGATCCTCGGGGCGCTGTGCGTGGAATACTCAGCGGTGCTCGCCATCGAGCACAACAACACTGGGCACACCTACAACCAAGCCATACGGGAGTTGGGTGCCGCGTCTGGTGTCCGTCTCTGGCTGGACCGAGCAGGCAAGCCGTGGGTGGCAACCGTCACCTCCCGCGCAAAACTCTGGACAGACCTCAAGAAAAGCGTGCAGAATGGCACGGTCACTGGCGTCGATGCCGTCACACTGAGCGACCTCAAGAAAGTCAAAGTAGATGAGCACGAGCGGATCGTGCTACCCCGGACCAAGGCCGGACACTGCGATGCCGCAGTCAGCTTTGCCCTCGCTGTTATGGCGTCGGGTCAGGCCCGAGCGCAGCAGGCAGGACACTTCAAGGGGATGCTCGACAAGCTGAAGGCTCAGCGCCTCAGAGCAGCGACACAAGGACACCGGAGATACTAATGAAAGCCGACACCCTCGCACTCATTCAAGCCGCCGTCAGCGCGCACTCGGAGTATTGGGACAACCAACGCCCCCTTCTCCGCAAACTCCGTGCCCTCTACTCGACGCGCTACTGGGATGGCATTAGCACCCCTGTTGACGAGGCAATGCCGTACCGGGTGGAAACCTCAGACGCCTTCGCTTTCATCGAGTCGTTCGTCTCCACCCTGTTCACCCGCGACCCTGCGGTCGAGGTGGGCTACGACGCCAGTGCTGAAGGTTCACCCGAGGTGGCGAGGGCAGCAGCAAACGTGTTCCTGCACCGGCAGAGGGAGTCACTGGAGCGGGCCACCCGCCTCGCCCTCATCTACCCCATGGCGTTTGTGAAGCTCGCCCCTCGCGACAGCACCGACCCCATCAACCGGGTCGCCGTCCGTGCCGTCAGTCCGTGGGAGGTCATCCTCGACCGCGATGCAGAGCGGTGGGATGAGCAGCGGTTCGTCGGCCACCGGTACTACCTGCCCATCTCCGAGGCGAAGAAGCGGTTCGGCAACAAAGACTTCAAGGCAGTGCAGCGCAACGACTACTTTGAGAACGACGTGAACGCCCGCAAGCACGACGCGGCTAAGGTGCCGAAGACCCACCTCTACGTTGAGATCGTGGAGATGTACGACATGGAGGAAGACCGTCTCGCGTTTTGGTCACCTCAGTACAACGAAGGGCGGAAGCTCCTTGAGGCCGCGACGATCCCCGTTCGCTCCTACGACGACGAGCCGATGTGCGCCATCATCCCGCTGTACTATGCCTACCAGCCTGACCGTCCGATGGACGGATACTCGGCGTTGTCTCGGGTATACGACCAGTTCTCTGAGAAGAATATCTACCGGACTTTCATGGCGAACGCGACCCGTCGCGACTCCCGGCAGTTCCTTGTCCGGTCTGGTGCCTTCAGTGCTGAGCAGATGCAGAAGCTCTGCTCCGGTATGGACGGTGCTTATGCTGAGACAGACTCGCAAGAGCCGTTCGGTAACCTCATCGCAGCGGTGCCCAACGTCGCCCTGAGCAGCAACCTCGACCGCTACCTCGGACAGATTGAGTCGGACATTCAGGTCGCCTCAGCTATCAGTGTTTTCACCCGTGGCGAAGCCAGCAAGGCAACGGCCACCGAGATCACCGCTCTGTCGTCATACGCTGCTTCAAGCGTGGGCAAGATGGCACGCGAGCGTGACGCCATGATTGAGCGGCTGAGCAAAACCTACATTCGTATGCTTCACCTGCTGACCGACGAGAAGGACAAAGCAGTCGTGGTGGTTGACAACACCCCGACGATAATCAGCACTGCGATGCTCGACGGACGGTTTCGGTACGCAGCCCTTGACCAAGCAGCCACCCCGCTCAGCGATGCCTTGAAGCGCCAGCAGTTTCTTTCCATCTTGCCGGTGCTGGGTCAGGTGGGCGTCTCCACTCAGCGTATCAAGGAGTATGTCATTCGAGAGTTTGACCTCCCCGAGTCATTCCTTGAGGAAGACAAGCCTGAGCCTACCCGCCTGCCGTCGGGTGCCGACGTGCCTACCGGACCGGAGGGCGAGGGGATCCAGAGGACGCCTGCTGAGATGCTGGCCCAGAACCTTCAGTCCGCACCGCGAGGTTGATATGCCGATGATGCTGTACACCTGTTCAGGGTGTGACTACACCGTGGAAGAACTGGTGCCCCACCCTGCGCCTGACGCAATCGGTTGCGTACAGTGCGGCAAGCCAGCCGAACGTCACCACGTCTACCTCATTGCCAAGACACCGGGCCGGTGGGGTGACCAGACCGGGAAGTACGGGGTCAACGGCTACTATGACAAGGGACTTGGTGCGACCTACCACTCCTCGATGGAGCGGGAGAAGATTATGAAAGCCAAGGGTCTTGTCTCCCTTGAGGACTACGGCAAGCACATGTGGGAAGACGAGACTGAGAAGCGGGTCGCCAAAGCTCAGGCACAGCACGACCTTGCTGAGCGTTTCGACGCAGCCAAAGCCAAGTATGGCGACGACCACGGTAAGGTCTACGAGGAAGCGATGCCCGCAGAGAAGTGTCTCGCGGGTGACTACGACAACCTGTTTACAGCGGAGTGAAGATGGAAACCCCCGAAGGAATCATGGAAGAGATGAGGTCAACGTCCGCAGAGGGCAACGCCTTGACCGACGAACTGGTGAACGAGCAAGCCCTTGAGGGTGAGTTTTCCGACGCCGCGACGAAGGCTCTGGCGAAAGCCATGAACCTGCTGCTGCCTGCGTTCGGTGTCGAGGAGCCACTGGCTACCGACTATGAGCTTGAAGGTGGTCGTCTCCCTATGGAGATGGACCGGTACGTGTTGGCTATTCGCGATGCCGTCAACGACGCTATCGAGGACGACGTGCTCGACGCCGACATGGCGATTGACCTCGCTGAGATCAACGACGACACGGACCTCAACAGTCTGACCGCCCGCGTCCGTATGGCCGCAGGCGACAAGGACTTCAAGCGGTGGCTCGCGTCTGAGGTCGAGGAGCAGGCTGAGGAGATGGAGCAGGCTGTCGAGGAAGCCGCCTCCCCTGACGTTGCAGACGAAGCTCTTATGATGAGCCGCCTGTAAGCCACCACCACCCATAGAGAGGACTTTGGGAATGGAAACGACTACTGACACTGGTGCCTCCGTCGAGGCGACTACAGACACCACGACGGAGGCGAGCGATGCAACCACTGACGTTGCCGCTGACGCAACCACTGAGGCAACCACTGACGTTGCCGCTGACCAGTCCACCTCCGAGGCGTTCACCCTTGAAGACCTGCTCGGCGCGGACCTCGGTGACGACCCCATCATGCAGGGTGAGCACAAGGGCTTGCCCCACTACAACGAGATCCTGAAGCACCTGCCTGAGAACGGACGGAAGCTCATTCAAAACTTCCGGTCAAGCCTGACCCGCAAGCAGCAGGAATACGCCACGCTGAACAAGCAGTTGACGGAGGAGCGTGCAGACCTACAGCGCCAGCGTGCCCTGCTCAGCAACTCCCCGGCTGCACAGGCGATTGCTGCTCAGGCCGAGAAGGGTTTGGCTGAGGGCGTTGACCCATGGAGCGAGGAAGGTCTGAACGCACTCATCGAGCAGAAGGCTGCTCAGATGATGCAGAAGGTACTGGCTCCCATGCAGGAAGAGGTCGTCGTAGCTCAGCGACGTGCTCAGCTTGAGCAGTTCAAGACGGCACACCCTGACCTGACCAACGACTCCGACGTGAAGGCTGGTGTGGTCGAACTGCTGAAGACCAACCCGGAGATGAAACTGGAGACGGCGTACTGGGCTGTACGCGGTAAGCGAGACGCCTCGGCTCAGCAGCGGGCACGCGAGGAGAAGCAGCAGACCCGAACCGACCACCGCTCCGCTCTGCTCAAGACCAGCACCGGGCAGCGTGTCGTCAACGGGGTGCGCCAGCCCAAGTTCAAGTCTGCGTGGGACGCCTACCAGTGGCACCAGCAGAACAAAGGTTGACCAGTACAGGTTCAACGGCTACAATCCGGGGGAGCGCGAGACTCCCTTGGACTACCTCAGCCTCCCCGGACCAGCGACCCGCCACAGAGCGGACACCGTAGCGACCGGGAAGCATAGGTAGAAACTCCAATCCCAAAGGGAAACCGTCATGGCTATCACCAATGACCTGCTCTCCTCGACGCTGTACAGCATCCGAGACAACTTCGTTGATGAGCTTTTCAAGAAGACCGCGTTCCTCGACCACGCTCAGAAGATGGGTGGTGTCGAGCGCG